GTGTTTGGTGTCACGTGGACCTTCAACGCCTGCGTTTTTTCTGTGCAAGTGCACTTAAAGCAGGAGGAGGTACCGGTTCACTTGTTCTTATTCCTGGCGGACTGTAAAGTCCTGAGAAACCAACATCATCAGAGTAGGCTCTCCACCAGGAGGTGACGTCTCCCAACTCAGTATCTATCTTACCACTGTAATAGGTCTGTGTGGTATAAGATGGCTGAGAGTTCACGCGAAGGAAAGGAAGCTTATCATAATAGGGAAGCTCCATGCCAGTATCTGTCGTGATGGATCCCGACTCGATATAGCGCTGCCAATTGTTCCCATTTAGCTCCCAACTCCTCGAGGTACTACGAGGGGTAAAGATAGCTCTAACACGTGATCCTCCTCTTATCCATCGAAAGGGGGCAGACAAGTAGTTTTGGAGGGTGACGCTTTGAATCGACTTTCCTGACTCGTAGAGTGTTGGCATACAGGAAGTCACCTCAGTGGTTCTTGGGAACTCAATCGAAAATCTTTTACCAAGAGAAACGTAGTCATCAAATTGTTCGGAGTCGGCTATGCCAACAATCTCGACTCCTGTGCTGTCGACGATTGGTTCGACCATTTCGGGGAATGCACGTACTGCAGACTGGGTCACTACAGCACCAGGTATGGTAACTGGATCGATGTCAATCCACCATTGGCGGTTTTGCCCAGCGAAATGGTTAAACTGCATGTCTGGACCTCCAGAAATCCAGACAAAACAAAAAATTTGTTGTCCGGCCTCCTGGGAGGCAATTTCATTGACGAGTGTCACTGTGAGCCCACCTGTCGAAACTTCCAATGACGCGGTGTCATCAACATTATTCTGATAAGAAACACATCTCTTAAAAAGCGTATCACTAATAAAAGGTATGCGCAAAGAAACATGAGTATCACCAGAGACATCAATGACTTTACTGATGATATCTCCACCAGGCCCATCGGCCGGATATTTTTGACTCCCACCAGTATTTTCCACTTCACCAGGCTTGAACGCAATGCGAACACGAGCCGTAACAAACTTGCTAGTGACAAAGTGAAAATGGTAGTCAATGGAACCTCGCCAATACCGGAAGAGATTGGAGACGTAAGACAGATAGCTCGGATAATTTGCTGAGCCCTCAGTAAACCAGCCACAAGGATTGACTCGATAAGCAGCAAGTTCAGTTCCAACAGGAACTGAATCATTGAAACTGAAATCATTCCAATATCCTGGTACGGATATAAACTGCTTAATGGAGGGTTTCAAGTCAACCGTGGACAGTGACTTATCAACATCCGTCTTAGCGTCTGGATGCAAGGAGAAACGGGGGTACTGTGAGCTTCCATAACCATAATAGGTTCCAAAGCCAGCGCGATTCTCCGCAACCGTGGGCGCCTGGATAGTTCCAGGCTTGTCGAGCAACATTGAGGCCGTTTCAATAATCGGTGCTGCCATGCTCACCGCCTTCTGAACTCCAGTGATGACACTGGAAACACCATTTGTAACTTGAGTCATGAGATCAGTTTTCTCTTTCTCTTCACTACTTTGGGTGACAACAGAAGGTGGTGCTGGCGGAGGCCAAACATCAGTATCAGCGAGCGGCGCCGTAACTTCGGGTTCTATGAAGTTGGCGAAAACTGATACATTAACAGGCTGAATGGCACTTGCAACGGCAAAGAGTGGAGTCATGGCATCAAACCAAACCTTGCCGATAATAGCATCCCGACCATAAGCGGAATTTTTCCGAATATCCAACCATTGAAGGGGAATTTCCCATGGGATGTTCTGCTCAATAGTCTCACCAGTCATGGCCTTAAGAATGACAACGTGATTGTTCATACGCTGTCTAAAGGTTCTCGCATGCGTTTGGTAATCAACACCTAGAATTGGATCTACAATAGTGGGATCACCAACTCCAGAAACATGGGACATACCAATTGCGCCATAGTGAAACATGGTAGAATTAATCCGAACAGAAAGCCGAACGCCCTTACACCTAAAATAGGCAAACCATTCAAGCTTGTTGGCAATCTGAGGGATTGAAAACAGAACCTGGGGAAACGAGAGAGTGATAAGAGGAGTCTTAGCCTGATCAGTCTCAGACCAAACAAACTCAGCAACCTTATAACTTCTTCCTAGAACCTCACTCATTCCCTGATGAGGGAGTGAGTCACTGGCTCTCCAAAGTAAGGAAGCATTGTCCTCCAGTTCCACAACCTCACGTGCCTCAGCATCTTCATAGGTTGTCAGTTGAGTTCCTGAGACGACGGGGTCCGTCTCAGTTTCGCGAATTGTAGCTTCGCTAGCATTTGAAGTAACTGTCGATTTCATAATCCATTAGTACATGACACAAACGGATCGATCTGTGCCCTAGGGACAAACCCCAGCATTGAAAGTGGACATATTTATCACCGGGATTTCCGGTGATCGCGCGCACCCCTGCGCCCGGGGTATGCAACGCTAGATTAAGGTCTCCCCGGATGATTTTAACGACTTCCCAGGTCGGTGCCATTTAGCTAGAAAGGAATCGCTTTCGCATGACATCATAAGGGATGTCAACGATAGGGTATCCATTCTTATTACATTGAATGGCAATTTGGCGCTTATATTGATTATAAACATCCTCGGGATAAAGGCCGAGCTCATCAAGAGCTGATTGGACCTTTGATAGCACAGCGTCAACTTTACTGCCAGAAGAGACATTGTACCATTCCAAAGTCGCGAGAATGTTTTCAATTGGAAGGACCGCATGCCAGTGGTCCTCCACCACAATAAAGTGGCGTTTCAGGAATTGCGCCTGGTCAAATGTGCAAAATCCCACTTCCTGATCCTTAATGGCACTCGTAAATGCCATACCAAAATTCACTGCCATATGGTCAACAATGAATTTCGGAGTATACCAGAGATGCACATTTTTGCGCACGGTGATAAGAGAGTCATCACCATACTCAATATCTCTGATGTCCTCAGCCCAGGCACGCTGAGCATCCATGATGTCCCCTTCATTATTCTCGAGCCAACCGGTGACAAATGAGTAAAATAAGGCGCAATGAAGTAAAATGGTATTTAGCTCAGCCGTAAAACGCTGTCCACTTGCCATTCTTCCTCTTAAAACAAAAGCCAAGGATTGGAATATCCAGACTTGTTGAAGACTGGCACGACACCAAGCAGAACACTTTCTTTCCCAATCTTCATCATCGTGAACAAGCGAAATGGAGTGGATAATTAACTTGTGTACTGCCTGCAGGCTCTCATAAGATTCAGAGAGATCCATGCCACTAATATCCAGCATAATAACACGTTCTCTGTCACAGTCATTGGACAATAGGTATTGAACCACAAAGTGACCCTCTCTCGTGTTCAGGGCGGTTCCGGGTCCAAACCACCTCAAGTATCGGCACATGGCAAAGAATCTACCAAGTACCATATCACCTGCAACATAATGAGGAAGATTACCAGCAAAAAACAGTCTCTGTTTCACACCGAGCTCATCCTTAAATGAGACTCGAGCAAAGTTCATTGTACCTCCATTCTCAGAGAATATATTCTGGACACTTTGCTCAAGAATCGGTTGGTATGAAGGAGTACACTTGATCTGCATATCCTCACGGTCTTTGTAGATAATGGGTGACTTTCCCCTACCAGGAAAGAGTCTGTCATCAGGAAAACCTTTTGCTCCCTTTAGATTTATCTCGCTGGTTCCATAGGTTGGGTCGCCATTAAGAACCTCTGCCAGCGTCGCCATTGGGGAACGCATCTTAGTAGCAATAGTTGAAAGCTCAGAGGAAATCATCATGATCACTGCTTCAAAATCAGTGGGACACTTAGGAATCCTGGCGAATTTTCCACAGTATCTCACCATCTCACTCTCATAATAATCACGCTTCAACTCAGACTTGCCATTATCTCTTTGCTGCCACAGGAGGTCAAGGCAAGGACTCGCTTTTCCATTGAAATAAAGACCTGACTTTCGCAACTTTGTCTTTGGAGGAAGCACCGATCCGGCAAATTTGGCTTTAACTTCTCCAAGCGGGAGCGTGTTAGGAAATCCCTGTGTAACAGGTTTTTCCGTCAAGAAATGATCATCACGTTGAGTATAGCCAAAATAGTTAAGAGCACCGATCAACCACTCTTGGAAAATAACGCTACAGTAGGCATATTTTCGAGTAGTATTTCCAGCAATATGTATACCAGCCACCTTGCGGGGACACTGAGGGCTAACAACAAACCACGGACAGGTGCAATCACCATCAACGGTAACACCTGAACCAACCAAGAAACCCCGAGTCACAACAACACCCTTATGAACGTCATTCATTTGAAGCTCATTCTCGGAATCGAAAGTAACAGAATCAATAGGAATTCTTGTTTGAATAAAGGTATTACCACGTCGAGAAATTCGTGACACATAACATTGATAATAATTGGAAGAATAGTCACTAGCCCTTCTGAACTTAGAAACAATATCCTTTACCTGCATCCCTTGGATTTTCAGGACAACAGCCTCAGGCACAAGACCGTCTTTGGGGATAATTGTTTTCTTCGTTATATTCTTCATGTGCACCTCCTCCCGAAATGCAGCCCTTATGATGATTAACTTCTCTGCAGATGCAACCGTTGCCCACTCATGAGTGGTAGTCAAGAAAAGGTCTCTGGCAAATCCCAGGAGGTGGATCTTGGTCCCATCTTCGGTGATGGCCATAAACTGATTCCTCTCAAAGACCGCATCCATCTGCTGATCTAACATAACATCCGTCACCATATCTGGACCCTGAAAGGAAACTGCCGAGGTGCCATCATTTGCCCTTGGTGCATGTATCTGCTCTTTGTCACGAAAGGTTTGTGTCTCCTCCTCATCCTTCGCGAATAATTTCATGACGACCCAATAGGTTCCATAGGTCGCCACTACTGCACTAAAGATGCCCAAAACATATTGAAGAGCCGCACGATCCTGCTTGTTGAAAATTCCAAAAGCCCTTGAAAAGAGCGTAACAATAAGCCAATCGAGCATGGTGGATCCATATGTTACGAGACCTCCCCCAAAAAAGACAATAATCGTAGGTAACCATCCCCCAAAGATTGCCGTAAAAAACATGACTATGATCATCCCAATATTCTTCAGCAGGGTAACATTCATCATTGCATTAGTAACGGAATCCGGGAATAAATCAAATCGTGGTTCCTCTTCAAAAGGAGGTATAACATCAGGCTCATCATCTTCCTCAACAGAATGTGTTTCAACAATCTTCGGATCTGAACTCGATAAGGGAGGAACTCTGAGAGAAGGAGTAGGACTTTGCTTCGACTTCTCAAAAAGCATGGAGTCAAAATCGATGCCCAGTCTCGCCGGATAATCAAATCTAGCATCCTGCCCCAATACATTGATTCGGGAATTAACGGTCACTCCAGTCTTGACATCATGATAGATATTAAGAATAATAACCTTACCCGCATATCTCATTGCGAGATGAAGCCTGTCCTTTCGTGAGTGCTCTCCCAGCACTCTGTACTCACTATACGCCTTATAGGGAGGCTCCCCAAGGGCCACGATAAGCTCAGCGGGCATTGGAATTGGCACGCCACAATAAAAGAGATGCTTATTCCTCACGACAGCTCTACTCTTGGCAATCTCTGCATAAATGTTCTCGAAGATACTTGCGTAATCCCCGAATCTTTGGCGGAGAATCCTCATACATACTGGATAATTCCATCCACAATCTGTAAACAACTTCTGAATGGATTTCCCTTGCGTGTCTACTACACCACCGAGAACATTGCCCCGATCTCTAGGTTCAACAATATAGGTAGATTCAGATTCAAACACCTTCTTTCTCTTCTCGTGTTCAGCCACTACCAAATTATAGAGCTGTTCTGCAGTAACATCCTGCTCTTTCTCCTCGCCCATACAACTATGGACTCGATATTGAACGATTTCGTCAAAATCTCTAAAATCCCTTACATGCGTATCACGAGCTGCTTTCTTTGCGCTTTCCAAAGTCCCCCTGGGAATGGCTTCTACAACAATGAACCGCCGCATAAAAGCCATATTATCAGTAAGACCTAATTTTGACGTTTTGGAGATGCTCTCATTCATCGACAAGATAACCAGCTTAGGTTTAATAAACTTATTTCCCTTACTCTCCACGTCAGCGACGTTAGCACAATATGGCAGACATGTGAGAATAGGGATCAACTCGCACAGTTCCTTCCCTCTCTCATTGGCATCTTGAATGGTTGCCACATCATCATATTGAAATACTTCGTGAAATGGCTCTACTCCATCCATACGCTCACTACCCTTAGGACGCGACCACGTGTAGAAATCAAGTTCCTTTGGATTAATGGGTTTTCCAGTATCATAACCTTTCAACTCGGCGATAAACTGGTGAGTCATTTTCTTTATCAAGACTGATTTCAAAAGTCCCCCAGGGCCATAAAAAAGCAACCCTACTGGTTCAATTCGTGATTCCGCTCCCATAGAGAGGGAATCTGCGTAAAGTTTCATCTCTCGAAGATTTTTAATTTTGTATGAAACATCCCTCGAGGCCATTTTCAAAAACCACCCAGACCTAGTGTTTATCTCCGGCAAAAGGTCTTCATAAAGGTCACAAAGACCGTTTGCCTCATACACCTTTGAAGCCCATTCCAAATCACGCTCACCGATCTTTGGCTTCTTCAAATCCAGGTAGAAATTATATATATCACGAACTATTCTCTCACATTGGGACGCTCTCGTCTCAGCGCCCGTTATCCAACAGTGCATATTTTCCAACAGTTCTGGGATATGGGTCGTAATAATCTCTTTAACGGCAATAGCATCACGAGCCGTAAGCACGCCTGTATGCAAACCATAGAGGAACCTCGTGGGAAGAGAGATAGCAACCCCGCAATAAGTCATAATGGCATCGACAAAGGCCTGAAGCATGTCCATAGTAAACTCATAAGAAGAAATAATTGCTTCCTTTGGCCCTTGTGTGTTGACTGCAGAGTTTGCTCGTCTCAACATCCATAAAAGCTTCCAGAGAACATCTGCTAACTTCCTTGCAAGACTCTCCCTCATTTTCAGTGTTACACAACAGAAATAGGTAACAGAGGCCAATAGTCCTTTCCATGTTCGACATGCCTCCCATGCCATAAGTGCAAGACTGAGCTTCTCTCCTATATCCAACGCAATTCCGGTGATTCCTCTCTTTTTCAGAATATCCTTAAATTCATCAGAAAGTGCATTGATAACATCTTTGGGTCCTTGTGTCCACACATCTTCCCTGTAGTTAGACATTCTCAACGCCTTGATCATCTTCCGATTCTTGGAGTTGAGATCCTCACCTCGACGAATCTTTTCCCTCAGTTCCAAAGCTTCTCCATCAAGCAACATGCCCTCAAGAAACTCATACTCTCCAGAGAGTCTCTTCCTCAGCACCCGCCTCCACTTTTTATCATCCTCAGGGGAAAACTGGAAGGCCTCAGATCTTAATTTATACGCCTTGACGAAGGTCTTCTTAGAACACCTATGTTCCTTAAAGGTACGCTCGTATTGAGTATAAAACCCACATTTACAAACGTGAACATTTGCGTTCTTATTGTGTTTCTCCGCCATATGTCTCGCAATGGAGGTGTAGTTAGAGAATGCTCTTGAATCCTCACACATTGGACACTTATAGTGTCCTTTAGCCTGTGCGAATTCTAACTGCTTGGCAATGGCTCCCTCAGAGAACCTGAAGGAATTCATTCCAAGATACCCTCTTCTTGTCCTCCCAGCAATTGCCCACTCTTCCCAGACGTAAACTCCAAATTCATCATCCCACACCACCATTCGCTCCTCACCATCATTCGGGAGTGTAATCTCAAAGACGATCTCTCCACGGCGTGGTGGCCGATTCAGGATTGATCGCCTCGGAGATTTTCGCATCCGACTATCTGGGTAGAACCTCAGATATTTAGTGTCCTCCTCCCCTAGGAGGAAGGACGGATGTTCAGATTGTGAACTCATGGTTGCGCAGCCGCGGCTCTCTGGCCCAGCGGCATTTGGCGTCTTAAATTGTGAGCGGCTATTGCTGCTCGCATTTGTTGATTATGCAACAACACATTTCCTCGATGAATATCCGCCGCTCTATTCCTAAATCTCCTAATGGCGAAAATGGCGTAAATGGCATGTATCATCATCAAGGTGCTCGAAAACGATTCAAGATAGAATAAGAGAAAGCCAAACAGAACCAATACGGCATCAGAGGCTCCTCCTAATTCCACAACAAAAATCACGGCACTGCAAGTAAAAAGATACAGGCAGAAGACATTCTCAGTAAAACTAAAAAGCACCAAAGAGATGAGAGCATCCACAAAGTGAAGGAATCTCGCTCTCTTTGATATAATCGAGATAACCCTTATATCATCAACATAATTCCTTATGCGGGCCAGAATTCGTGAAATAAGATCAAACACATCAGAAAAGCAATCAAACACTGTGTCCGAAGTTAATATCGATAAGCCTCTCCATTTCTCTACGAAAAAATCAAAGAATGAAAAAAGAACTCGATAAGGGTCAAATAGAACCATAGATGAAGTGATAAACTTCAACTCCACATAAATAACCAAATTTAATACAACAAGTGCACAAATGTAGGCCATTACCAGAAGGCAGTTGAAAGCAATGACATCCAGGTTATTGGGATTTGCCAAATTAGTTTTTCCAGTATACAGAGCCACTTGGCTAGACTCTGTAACCATTTGTTCTTTGGGTTTTATGAGTACGGTTCTCATGAAAGCAAACATCATAAAAATATTCCGTTGTAAAGGAACAAGGGACAAATCCTGCTATAATTATTTACGTCCAGCAAACGGACGCCCGATTTATCGGAGTCAAATAGTCCAAAAAAATACACATGTGAACATTAGTAAAGCGATTATTGCGTCACCGATCACTTGTACCCAGGCACGGAGAACCATAAATCTTTCAGTTGGTCAGTATATCGTCGAAAGAAAATGGTCCTAATACAGATTGACAAAATCCAGACGTTGGTATGGGGCTTAACACACAGCTGTTCTATTCACTGCACATCTTTCCCCACCCAAGCGCGAAGTCCGTAGAGATGACCAGGCTGGTAGCTACCGAAATAGCCAAATCCACTTACTCCACCTATAAAAGGTGCCACCTTCAAAACTACTCGCATTCGTTCGTCCTCGATCAGGTCGAGTTACGTACTCTACTAACTCATATCTGCTCCGCAACAAGCCGTATCCCTAGCGTCAACTCTCTAAGAGGAACACATAGTGTAGCTTAATTGGATTTACTATTATTAAAAGTTTTATATTTAATTCAAAAATTTCACACAAATTTCTACGGTAGTTCAATCGAAAAATGATTAGAAACAATGAATGGGCGAGACCCTAATACGGATGGGACTCTTAATTTTCTTTTTGAAGGAACATAGTCCTAGCCACGAGTGGCCAATATGAATGATCAGTTCACGTGAACACAGATGTAGAGGTATAAACTTGCATCATGTGGACAAGGAAATCACTGTGCCAAACAACAATTAGCAAAGAGCTTAATGGGTAATACACACCAAGGGAGGAATTTCACTTCTATGATATGCAAAGAGCCAAGGTAATACTAATCGTTGATCACAACATTATGCAAAGAGCTTTCCAGAAGAAAGGTAATACATAGCGAAGGAGCAATGATATAGTCACTCAAAAAGATATCAATAGTTCAGCGCACCAAACTAAAGCACCGTGGAAATTTCACACGGAGTTCAAACAGGACCTACGGGAGGAATGCCC